GGCGCTTGTCCAACTCGATGCCCTTTTCGCGCGCGAAGGCTTCGAGTTCATCCTTTTCGTTGAAGGCCAGGATGGTCGAAGCATCGCCCTGCGGCGTTGATTCTCCACCGTCAGGCGTTTTGTCGGTCACGACAACAGATTCCTGCTTTTGTTGCGGAACGTCGGACTTCACCGCATCCGCAACTGGCGCGTCGACTTCTTTCATGTCAGACCGCTTTGCCAATGTCTCAGTCCACGGGAAAACGTAACCGGAGCCCGCTTGTTGAAGGTATCGCATGGGGTGTTCCTCAGTAGGTCATGCAGGGGCCGGAGCCCCTGCATTGGGTTTGCTCAGGTTAGAGCGGGATGCAGATAGCCATGTATTCGACAACAGCCGTGTCGAGTGCGGCAGAAACAACGTGGTCGATGGTGTCGGCGGCGGTATAGAACTTGCCCAGCGCGTAGCCGACCGCCGCACCGGCAGACAGGGCAGTGGTGCCCGCAGCGGTATTCAAATCAGACGTGGCAAAGAAGCCGTCCGGGTCAGCGCCGTCGCCCAGGGTTCCGCCAGCCGCCGCGCCTTCCGGCGTGATGACGCGATAGCCTGCACGAAGCACGAACGTGTTGGCGGGCACGTTCAACACCTGCACAACGTCCGACGCCACCGCATTGTTTTCCGAGTAGTCGACCGTGTTGCGGATGACAAAGCACTGCGCGCGATCCTTGTAGGGAAGGCCGGTCGTGCCGCCGACAGTGAGATTCAGGGTAGCCATGATTCAGATTCCTTCTTGTGATTGGTGAGAGTCGGGGCCGGTTTCCCAGCCCCAACGTCATCAGCCCTTGGCGATGTAGGCGTGAACGAGAGCGTCCGGCTTGAGAACCTTGAAGCCGTACACCTGCAGGCCGCGAGCGAAATAGCCGAAGGTCGATTCGGCCTTGATCGTTTCCGCCATTGTGATCTGCGACGCCCAACTTATCGCGCTCTTGTGGTTCGCGATGGCGTTGAAGCAACGATTCGCGCCATCCACAACCGGAACGATGCTATTCGAGCCGTACAACTCGAAACGGTCGATCATGCCGATGCGACCATTGCGAAGCATGGACGTGCCGTCACCAGTGATGCTGGCATCTTTCAACTCGGACTTCTTGATCAACGCGCAGGCCCAATTCGGAAGCGTGATCTTGCGCTCCGATTCGGGAATGTCCTGCTCGTCAAGCACGGTGCCCAAGTCAACGATGAAGTCGACGATGTTCAACTTGGTCAACTGGAGCGGAGCGCCGGTCGCGCCAAGGTTGATGTCGCGGCTGATTTTGCCAGCCGTAGCGCCACGGTTAAACGGATCAGCATCAGCGTAGACCGACCCAAAAACAGAACGATCTTGGGTAATCTTCATCTGCTCGGCCGCATCGCGGGTCCAGTCTTCCATGAAATTGATGTCGGACTGGAACTTGTCGATGTCGTCAACGACGACGTTGAAATACTTGGCCTGGTCGATGACCAACTCGATGCGGCCAGCTTCCGGCGTCTGTACGCGCAGGTCTGAGCCCTTCACGTAGTCGTAGATTTCAATATCCGGCGTGGTGCGGACGATCACCTTATCGCCCTGCTTCGAGATTTCGCCCTCGTAGTCAGTGTTGCAGATGGCGGCGAACGGTGTCGACTGGTAGAACTTGGTCAGGAGCTTGCCCGACCAGATTTCGGGGATCAGCACCCCGGAGGCTTGCGGGTAGCCCGCAGCGGCATTGATAGACATGGTTGTTTACCTCGGTCCTTGAGATTTGTGGCGTACTGCCTCAACCGCGAATGCGTCCTTCTTTCTGCGCCTTCTCGATGTCGGCCTCGATTGCCGCAGCCTCTTGCGGGTTGCGCGTGTATTTGCCCCTTGTCACGTCCGAATAGAACGCAGCGATTTCCTTGCGCGTCCATACCTTCGTTGAGCCATCGGTAACACTCGCGCCCGCGCCTGCCACGGCGGGAGTCACCTGAGCGGCCAATCCGCTCGGCGACGACGACAACGCACGCTTGAACTCGGTGAAAATCAGAATTGCATCCGTTGGATCAAATCGTTTCAACGAGTCTTCGAGCACTTGCTGCCTGACCTTGCCTGTACGTGCGTCAGTCCCAATCAGGAACCGCTTGAACTCTGCAGATCCGTCGACCTGTTGCCAGTCCGGGTGGACTGAGGACAGAGCGGACAAGAACCGATCCTGCTGGCCTTGCTCGCTGGCGATGCGCGCTTCGGCTTCATCCTTTGCGCGCTGCCCCTCAAATGCCGGGCGGAACGGATCGACCTGTTCGCGAGCCGCTTTCGCTGACTCTTGGCGGATCAATGCCACCAAATCAGGGTCGAACAATTCAGCATCCGCAGAAGTTTCGGGTTCAATCTTGGTCTGAGCTTCGGAAACCTTGGCTTTCAGCGTTTCGTTCTCGGACTGCAGCTCACGAATCTGAGCGGCCATGCGAGGAACTTCGGCGTTGTATTTGCCTTGCAGCACCTTGTATTTCGTTTCCCAGGTATCCACCGGGGCGATTGGCGCTTGCGGCTCTTGCTCTGCAGCCTTCGGCTGCATGTTGGCAATGGCCTCGTTTGCGCGGTCATCCGCTGCTTTCACTTGTGCTGGCAATGTCATTGTCACGTCCTTGTTTTCGAGCCGCATCCTGCGGTCTTCTGTACGCCTGAGCCCGGACTGACGGTCTGGTGTTCAGGTGGTTGTTGCAGCAATCAGGGTGATCGCATCGCGGCCCTTCAATACTGCTGTGCTGGCGTGAATGTCGGCCCTCTTGCCGAATCTTCCGCCGCATTTGCCGCATCGAGAAAGTCAGACAACAGTCTTACCGACTCTTGCAGCTTTGCCACGTCGACAGACCGACTCGGGTCAACCTTTGTCAGCCTGTCGATCATTTCGCGCTTCTCCGCATCAAACTCAGAAAGAACATCCTGAAAATAGGGATTGCCTGCCAGTCGTTCCAGCGCGGAAAAACATTTCTTTGAATTGAACATGACGGCAGTAAATCACAGCATCCCGCCGCTTCATTGGTGACTAAAACGCTCGCGAGTCCTGCCCTCCTGCCGGGTTGCCTGCGGAATCAAGTTGGCGTGGCTGCTGTGGTTGCTGCATCTGCGCCGACTGCGCGACTGCCGCCATCGCCCTTGCTCGAATCACGTCGTCTGGCGGTATGGCCTTGGCCGTGTCGATTGCCAGCGACTTAACCGCCTCGCGCAGCATTTCCGTGCGGCCTTCCATACCCATGATCTGCAGGTCGACCGGGTTATTGGTCATGCCTAGCATTTCAATCAGTCGAACCTGCTGCTGCTCTTTGACCAACAGCGACGACGCGCCACGGGCTTCAATTTCCACATCGCGTTTCAGATATTCCTTTTCGGAATACAGCATGATCAGTGCATGCTGCCTATCAACGCAGGCAGTGATCGCCTTGTCGACGCCAGCAATCACCCGCTTGACCAGTCGCGACGACGCATTGAGCAACATGGAGAGCCCTGACGCCGTTCCTGCTGCGCCGGTTCGCGGATTGTTGCCATGCTCGAATGACTGCACGCCGCTGTAAATGTCAGCGATCTGCGAGAAGAACTGATAGACAGCCATCAGTTCCTGCGCGTTGCTCGGGATGTTGTGCCACCGCACTGCAGGCGCTGGCGTTGTCGCGCTGCTCTTGGTCTGCAGCATCCGCATCGGGTAGATGTTCGTCGGGTCTTCGCCCGCTGCGAGCCGGTCCATTTCGACCTCACCGATTGGCCCGGACGAAAACGCCATGTTGTTGTTCAGCGAGCGTGCTGCGCTGTTGCACATGTCCTGCAGGTCGCGGATCAGGCGCGGCAATCCTCGACCCCAAAACGCGCCATTGATGCGGTCATAGCTCGCCATGCTGTACGGGCGATGTTTCAACGGGTGCTCGTTGAGCACAGCGCGGACACAGTGTCGACCGACCAACCAGACGCACGCCTCATATTCTGCCTGCGGGTCCGTGACGCGCGCATCGTCCATGCCCCACTGGATCAGCAACGAGCCCGGAACGGAGCCCCAAAACTCCAGCACGTCAAGCGTCTTGTCTGGCGACAGTTGCCAGTTGTGCGACTTTTCCAGTTCGCGGCGAGTCTGTTCAATCGGAGTGTCAAGCGTGAACCCGTGCTGATATTCAATCAGCGCCTTGCGAATCGCATCTTCCTTGTACCCAGGAACGCCAATCATCCCGTGCAACGCGCCGCGCCGTGTCGGGATGCGCTCTAGAATGTAGCCATCATTGGGACCGCGACTGTCCGCGCTTGGGTATACGTCGAACGGGCTCGGCGAGTAGTAGATCGACGTTATTTCATCGGATGCGCGCGCTACGGTCCGGCCAACCTCGTTCTGTTCCCACACCAACTTTGCCTTGCGGCGAATCACCGGGCCTTTGATGAACCCAGCATGCAGCGCGACCAGATCAGGGATCATGCCATCAAGCGCGTCGTAGAACTCACCCTGCACAAACGCATCGTCGATTTCATCTTCCATCAGTTTAGCTGCGTGCTTGGCGTCTTCCTCGACGCGCCGTCTGACTTCCTCGGCAACCTGCCGTCCGCGCTCATAGACTTCCTGCGGCGAAACATACAGACCTTGCATGATTGCCTGCTCTGCCTCCTGCATCACCATCTTAGCGATGCCGTCAGCAATTCCTGGCGGCGGAGTCGGTACAGGTGTTGGCCCAGCGGAAAAAGGCCGCTCTCCCGGCTGAAAGATCACGTCGCGAATCCAAGCCTCTGCGGCCCGGCATTTCGCGTTCGTCAGCATCATGTAGATTTCTGAGCCGCCATGCTCACGGATTGCATGCAGCTTGTCCGGCGAGTATTCGCCCTCGCGCTGGCGCAGCGCCTCAACCATTTCTGTTTCGATG